CGAAAGGAAACTACCGCCACGAATCACCCCACTAGCGCTACCGGCTCTGGTTGATTTTGTTTTTCTATCAGCTCGTCTATCTTTTCCACCACCTGGCTGTTGCCGTCTTCGACAGCACGCTGAACGCCGTTTGTTGCGTCCACAGACTCTTGCGGTGCCTGCGGGTTTGCAAATGCGTCGCGTGTCTCGTTAAGTGTTTCGCGAACGGCATCAAGGCCGGAAGTCAAAAGGCCGGCCGTGCCCATCTCTTCGCGCTGTGCGATGCGTGCTTCAAGTTCTGCGATGCGTGCTTTTTGCTCTTCAGTAGGATCAAAAGTTACTTGCTGCCTAGCACCGCCAAACTGGCCACCAGGAAGCATCCTCCTCCTGGTTGCCTGTTCGCGAACAGCGGCAAGTTCTTCTTCGTCCGCACTTTTTGAGACTACGCCAAGGTTTTTGAGGAGCTCTAAAACGCCATCGGCAATCTGGCCAAGAACCTCAACAAGAACCTTTAGCCCACTCAAGAATGAATCTGCAAAGCTAAACAAAGCGTCGGTGATCGTCGTAGTAATGTTTTCTACGCCAATCTGTTTTACCATTTCGAGGACTTGATTTGATATCTTCTCAATCGTTGGCGCAAGGTAGGAAGTCACCTGCGCGACGATTCCGCCAAGCGTTGCGCCGATCTTTGTGAATGAGTCGTTCATCGCCTCCACGGCATCGACTTGCTTACCAGTTAACACAATGCCAAGAGCTTCAGCCTCTTCGCGTTGTGCCTTAAGAGCTTCAGCACCTTGATTAAGCAGCGGCAGTAACGTCACGCCAGTACGGCCAAAAATCTGATTGGCGGCAGCTGCTCTTTCAGCATCTGTCGACAGACTGGCGATAGATTCCGCAATACTCTCGAACGTAGCTGCAGCGTCCTGCTTTTGAAGTTCGGAAACAGAAAGTCCTAGTTTTGCAAAAGGATCAGAATCGGCACCTTCCTTGATCTCGCCTAGCCGAATCGTCATTTTCTGCAGGCTGCGAGCAAACTCGTCAGTACTAACGCCAGAAAGCTGCGCTGCAAGTGAATACGCTTGAATGGCCTCTTCGCTTACACCGGTTTGGTCTGCAAGTTTGCCTATAGCGTCGATAGCGTTGCGGCTGTCGTCAAACAAACCTTTTGCAGCAGACGCAGCAGAGGAAAGCACGTTTGCTAGTGCAGTCACGCCGTCGATCAATGCACGGCTGATTTCGATTGTCTTGAGAATGGCGAGATCCTTGGCAGACTTCTTGCCGGCCTCGGCCATCGAATCAAGCTTGGCGTTTACGTCGTTGACGCTCTTCGCAAGTCCGGCCGTGCTGGCCGAGATCTGCAAAGCTAAGCCGAGAGCAGTGGTGGCCATTACGCTAGCCTCCTAGCCGCTTGATGATTTCGTCCATCGTGGCTTGCAGCTGCGTTTCGTGTTGCGGTGCGTTGGCGACCGGCACAAAGTCGGACGGCTTTGAACGTCTGCCGCGAGCCTGGTGCGGGGCCAGCACTGCAGAGGCAATGGTTCCGGCTTGCTGCCACGGGCTGTCGAGAGGCCCACGGAAGTGATGCACGTAGGCATACCACTCGCTGAGTTCGCGGCTGTCCATGCGTGTGCATAACTCTCGCACCGTCATTCCAAGGTGCCCGGCCAAAGCAAAAAGAAAACGTCTGCTCGGCCGGGCGTTTAGTTTTTTGCCAGCTCTTCTACTTGCTCGCCGGTCAGTGCATTGTGTTCGCGTGCCACCTCAAACAACCGATTAACGATAGACGCTGCCTTTTTGGCAAGTTCGTCAGCCTCGTTGACCGCAAACAACCGCTTTCCGTCGTCGTCGCACAGACAACGTGCCAAAAACTTCGCACGGAAGTTTTCTACGCCGCCTTTGCCTTGCTTTTGCAGCCACTCATTCTCCCAGCTGTCACGCTCGCCGGCAGTCATAACGCCGATAAAAACGTCGACTCCCCATTCCGGCACATGCACCTTTCGCAGCTCACTGTCTTGTGCCTCCAGGATTGCTTTACGGAGATCCATCGGTTCCTCACGTTATGATTGAAAACTCTGCACTGTAGACCGTTACGCCGTTTAGCGTGGCCGAGGCGGAGACGTTTGTGCAAACTGCTGTAGCGGACAACGCCATTCCGCCGCCGGTTATTGTCAGCGTACCAAGAACTCCCCAAATCGCAGTGCTAATAGCACCGAGCGACTGAATGCTCACCGAGCCAGCTTCCGGCAAATAGCCGACGCTCCTGCCCATCGTGTAACCGCCGCCGACGCTCCACGACAAGCCGCGTATTTCGCTTGCTGGCGAGCCGTTGAAGCTAAACGCAATACCTTGCGATGACGTTGCCACGGGATCCTCCCGCGACTAGCTGGCCGCGACGCGTAGGGTTGCCGATCCGCGAATCACGTCGTTTACGGCGAGCGTCTTGC